GTATGACAGTAAATTCATCAGGAGTTATTACAAACATATTATGTGGTCAACCTTAAAATTATGATAAAAAATATATTAGAGTTACTAAAGATCGTAGACGGAGAAACCGAAAGCATTAGAATTGCACAAGGTAAATATAAAATACCTGAAACCTTTAAAGAAGGATTTAAACAAATTAAAAGAGAAATAAAATGGCAGAAGTAATACAAGTCCAATTAGACATAGAAACTAAAAAAGCTGAAAAAGGGGTAGATAACCTAACAGACGAAATAGTTAATCTTAATAAAGAAGTTAAGAAAGGTAATGAAGAAACTGCTAAAGGTTTAAAAGGTGTAGAAAAAGCATCTGATAAAACTGCTGGAGGTGTAAGAAAAATAGGTAGTGCATTAAAAGCATTGGGTATTGGACTTATAGTAGCTGCTTTTGCAAAGTTTACAGAAGTTCTAAATGAAAACCAAAAGGTAGCTGACTTTTTCTCTATTACTTTTGAAACATTGTCATTAGCTTTTAATGATTTGTTTAACTTTATATTTGACAATACTCAAGGCATCACAAATTTCTTTAAAGCAGCGTTTGATGACCCTATACAAAATATGATTGATTTTGGTATTGCTATCAAAAATAATATTATAGAAAGAATACAATCTTCAATAGATACATTAGGGTTTTTAGCAGAAGCAGTAGTAAAAGTATTTAAGGGAGACTTTGCAGGTGCATTAGATTCAGCTAAAAATGCAGGTAAAGAATTAGTAGATGTTGTTACAGGTGTTGATGATTCATTTGACAAAACAGTAGAAGCAGTAGATAAAGTTGTTACAGCTACTACTAACTATGTTAAAGAAACAGTTGAAGCAGCAACAGCAAATGTTAACCTTGCTAAAACAGCAGAATTGGCAGCAGTACAAAATCAAGGGCTTATAGAAAAATATGATCTACAAGCAGAAACATTAAGACAAGTTAGAGATGAAGAAAGAAATACTATAGCTGAACGTAAGAAAGCAAATGATGAATTAAAAGCAGTATTAGACGAACAAGAAAAAGCAATGTTAGCTAATGCAAACGCTATACTTAATGCAGCTCAAGCACAATATGATAAAAACGATAGTGATAAAAATCAAATAGCTTTGATAGAAGCACAAAACGAATTGTTAGCAGTTCAAGCACAAGTTGCAGGGTTTAGGTCAGAACAAAAAGCAAATGATTTAGCATTAGATAGGGAACAAAAAGAATTGAATCAATCTATAAGTGATGGAGAAGCAGAAAGAAATAAAGCGCAATCAGAATTTACTGCAGAACAAATAGAAAATGATTATTTAAGACTACAGGCTCAATTAGATATTGCTAAAAAAGAAAGCGAAATAGAATCTAAAAGGTTAACAGAAAAAAGAGACCAATACAAACAAGGTACACAAGCCTATGAAGATGCCAACAACGAACTATTAGCATACCAACAAGAAAATGCAAATACACAAGTACAAATAGAAAAAGACTTAAATAAATCTAAAAAGGATTTAACTACACAAGCCCTAACTGATATGGCTACTATTGTAGGTAAAAACTCAAAGTTTGGTAAAGCTATAGCAATCGTACAAGCTATTAGAGATACTTACGCAGGGGCAAACAAGGCATTAGCTCAAGGAGGTATATTTGGGTTTATAGGTGCAGCAGCAGTTATTGCAGGAGGTATAGCAAATGTAAAAACAATAACATCAACACCAGAACCAACACCACCAGCAGGGGCATCAGTAGGAGGAGGTTCAGCAATTCCCCCAACACCATCTGCTCCACCAGCTTTTAATGTAGTAGGTCAAGGGGAAACAAGTCAGTTAGCAGATGCAATAGGAAATCAAGCAAGTGAACCAGTAAGAGCATACGTTGTAAGCAACGATGTAACGACTGCACAAGGGCTTGAAAGAAATATTGTAGAAGGAGCAACAATATAAATGCAAAATTTTTAATTAATAACGTTATATAAAATATGAAGATAGTCGAATTAATCCTTGACGAAAATCAAGAAGAATCTGGAATCGAAGCAATATCCATAGTTGAAAATCCTGCCATAGAAGAAGATTTTGTTGCTTTAAAAAGTAATGAAATAAAACTTGCAGAAATAGATAAAGAAAAAAAGATATTAATGGGAGCTTTATTAATACCTAACAAGCCTATATATCGAAATAATGGGGAAGATGAATATTATATATACTTCTCTAAAGATACGGTCTTAAAAGCCTCCCAAATGTATTTGACAAAGGGTAACCAAAACAATTCAACATTAGAACACCAACATTCATTAAGTGGTTTAAGTTTAGTAGAATCTTGGCTTGTTGAAGATGAAGTACACGACAAATCAAGAAAGTATGGAATGAATGTGCCAGTAGGTACTTGGATGGGAGCTGTAAAAGTCAACAATGATGAAGTCTGGAATGACTATGTAAAAACAGGTAAAGTCAAAGGATTCTCTATAGAGGGTTACTTTGCAGATAAAATGGAACGTCCAAAAGAATCAATAAAAGAAGATATGTCAGAAAAACAAGCAGACCTATTATTAAGTCAAATAGAAAAAATAGTCAAAGGCGAAAAAGTTGAATTAGCTTTAGTAGACGATTTAGAAAAACAATACAAGAAAATTAACAATGCTAAAGATGAAATTACTAAAGAAGCAAATCGGATAGGCAAAGAAATATTTAGTTTTAGAGATACATTAAATAACTTCAAAACAACTTCATATATTACTTTACTTGGCAAATATGAAAATGCAGCAAAAGATTTAGGTGTAAAAATAGATAATAAATATAGTAAAGCACTTAATGAATATCAAGATGAAAAAAGTAAACAATCTAAAAGATTTTTTTAAAATAAATTAAAATATAACTATGAGTAAGCATATAAACAAAATATTCAGTATGATTCAAACTGAATTAAAATCAGAAAAAGTTGAATTAGAAAAAGTGGAGTTAAATGTTGTAAAAGATATCCAAAAAGAGATAGCCTTTTACAAACAAGGTTTTTCAGATATGGAAAAAAAGAACTCCCTGCAAATTGATGCTATGAAAAAAGTGTTTAAAGCACAAGATAATTTAGAAAAAGCTATCAAAAATGCTCGTAATTCTTCTGTAGTTAAAAGATTCAGCAAGTCTTATAAAATATTAGATAATGCAGAACAACAAGCAAAAGAATTAGGAGTTGCATTTAGAGACATAAAAGGTTTCACAGACTTAACTTCCCTAATGGGTAAAGTAGAAAAAAAATTAGATGAAATAAAATCTATGGCTAAAAGAGGAGAAAGTTTTTTAAGATAATAAATGTATAAAAAACAATTTTTTCCAAGTCATTCAAGTCCTAAAAGTTCAAGACGTGCTTGTTTATGTAAAGACAAAAATACTTATTCAAGAAAATGTTGTGATGGCTCTTTATGGGCTCAAGGCATAGGAGTTATATCAAGAACAATTTGAAAATGCAAAAAAATTAATTAACCACGTTATATATATAATTATGAAATCAACTGAAATGTTAAACCAAATCAAGACGCTTCTAAATATTGAAGTGAAACTTGAAGAACAAAAACTTGAAAACGGTACTCGTGTTGAAGCAGAATCGTTTGAAAAAGGTAAAGAGATATTCATTCTTACAGATGACGAAAAAGTTGCTATGCCAGTAGGGGAATACCTACTTGAAGATGGTAGACTAATCGTAGTTGCAGAAGAAGGAATTATCGATGACGTTAGAGAAGTATCTGACGAAGTACCACAAAAGGAAGAAGAATCTAAAGATGAAACTGAAGATTTAGAAAAAGAAGAAGAACTTGTAGATGATGGAGAAGAAGCTGCAGTAGATGACTGGGCAGGAATGGAAAAAAGAATTAAAAATCTTGAAGATGCTATTGCTGACCTTAAATCTAAAGTAGGAGAAAAAAATATGGAAGAAGAAGTTGAAATGGAAGAAGAAGTTTCAAGACAACCTAAATCCAGAACTATTAAAGAAGAATTTAACGAAGAAGTTAACGAGCAAGTAAAGGAAGAATTATCACAACCTGCTGCTGCTCCAATTAAGCATAGTCCTGAAAATGGAAATGCAAAAAAGGAAAATTTTAGAATCGCTCCAAATAGAAAGCCTTCTACAATGGACTATATATTAAATCAATTAAATAAATAAAATTAAATAATTATGCCACAACCAACTATTACTACTACTTATGCTGGAGAATTTGCAGGTAAGTACATCGCTGCTGCTCTTTTGAGTGGTAACACATTAAGTCAGGGTGCTATTGAAATTAAGCCAAACATTAAGTATAAAGAAGTAATCAAAAAGGTTGCTACTTCTGGTTTAATTGTTAATGAATCTTGCGACTTTACAAATGCTGGAACTGTATCACTTACAGAAAGAATTATTCAGCCAGAACAATTTCAAGTAAACCTTGAATTATGTAAAACACCTTTTGAATCAGACTGGGGAGCTGTATCAATGGGCTATTCTGCTTTTGATAACTTGCCACCTGATTTTGCAAGTTTCTTAATTGCACACGTTGCAAAAGAAGTTGCACAAAAAACAGAACAAAACGTTTGGAATGGTGCTACAGCTAACGTAGGTGAATTTGATGGATTTGTTCCATTAATGACTGCTGATGCTGACGTTATTGACGTTGCTGCAGTTGGAGGTGGAGTTAATGCTGCAAACGTAATCGCAGAATTAGGAAAAATTGTAGATGCAGTACCAAGTACTTTATATGGTAAAGACGATCTTTACATTTACGTTTCACAAAATATTGCTAAAGCATATGTTAGAGCTTTAGGAGGATATGCTGCTATTACTGATGCTAATGGGGGTGGTGTTGCAAATGGTATTGACAATAGAGGTACATTATGGTTTGGAAATGGTGAAAACCTTTCTATCGATGGTGTAAAAATCTTTGTTGCTAATGGTTTACCAAATAATACTGCAGTTGCAGCTGAAAAATCTAACCTTTACTTTGGAACAGGTTTAATGTCTGACCATAACTTAGTTAAGCTAATTGATATGGCTGACATTGACGGAAGTAAAAACGTAAGAGTAATTATGAGATTTACTGCTGGAGTTCAGTACGGAATCGGAAGTGATATTGTACTTTATTCTTAATAAATTAAATTAACCAAAAATTAGGGTAGGTGGGGATAACCTACTTACCCTTTTTTTATAAAATAAAATATAAACTATGGCTTGTACA